GTGTATTTCTACTGTGCTCCTACCTATTCTCAGGGTCGTAAGATTATCTGGGACTCTATCTCTAACGACGCGGTTAAGTTTCTCGACTTTCTTCCTAAAGAGCTCATTGAGCGTAAGAATGATCAGCAGATGAAGATCCATCTCAAGAATGGCTCACTGATACAGATCATTGGCTCTGATTCCTATGACAATTCTATTGTTGGGTCTAACCCTCAGGGCATTATATTTACTGAGTGGGCGTTATCTGATGAACGTGCGTGGCAGTTTGCTCGTCCTATTTTGATGGCAAATGACGGGTGGGCTATCTTCAACTCAACCCCACGGGGTAAAAACCATCTCTGGGCAATGTATCAATTAGCTCTCTATTCACCACAGTGGTTTTGTCAGAAGCTGACCGTAGAAGATACCCATCACATTGATATTGAGACGATTCAGCGTGAGCGTGCTTCAGGAGAGATGTCGGAGGACTTGATACAGCAAGAATACTATACGAGCTTTGAAATGGGCGTAGAGGGTGCATTCTATGCTAAATACATTGATAATATGCGTCTCAAGGGGCAGGTCTGCCCTGTTCCGTATGAAGTATCGTTTCCGGTTCATACTGCCTGGGATATTGGGGTACGTGATAGCACCTGTATTATCTTCTTTCAGATTGTAGGGCAGATAGTTCGTATTATTGATTGCTACGAGAAGAATAAAGAAGGTCTTGAGCATTACGTGCAGGTACTTGAGCAGAAAAGGGCTGAATCTGGATGGGTATGGGGTAAGCATTTTGCACCTCATGATATTGCGGTTACCGAATGGGGTACTGGATTATCCCGTTTAGAGAAAGCTCTTTCAATGGGTCTCAAGTTTGAAGTGACTCGAGATAACTACCAAAAGATAAAGTCTGTTGTTCCTGCGGTATCTGTTATGGATGGGATTGAGGCAGTGCGTTCATCGTTATCTAAGATATGGATTGATGAAAGTAACTGTAAGCCTCTTATAAAGGCACTCGAGAACTATCGTCAGGAATATGATCATAAGCGTAAGGTCTATAAGCATACGCCACTCCATGACGAATATAGTCATTTTGCAGATGCAATGAGATACCTGTGTCTTGCTTTAAAGAAAATCACAACACAAAGCTCATCTCCTGAAGAACTTGAGAGTAGGTATAGGCAAGCAGTCTATGGGCAACACCACGGTGGGTTCTTTGGAACGAAGAGTAATGGGGGATGGTAATATCATCTGTTTTTAGTATGGTGGTCTCAAGGAGAGAGTATTATGAAAAAATGGATTATATATTTTCTATTCTTCTCACTGACAGTCTTTTCGGCAGACAGTCCAACGTTGCCACGAAAATCTAAGTCTAAAAAGCATGTCAAAATAGATGTCATTGACCGTCCTGGAAGTGAAGTTGAGGATGAAGTAGCAGAGCGACTTTTGTTACATTTCCTTGGTGATCGTCCTATGTCTGAGATACGAAGAGCGTTTTCAAGTCGATTACGTGAACTCGTGATAGAAGAGCCTCAAATTCAAAACGCTATAGATTTCATTGAATCGTCGTCTACTGATGGAGATGATGCTGAAGCATCAGATATGGTACGTCTAAAGAAGACTATTCTTGAAGTAGTTACACAGGCTGTTGAGGAAAAACACTTAGAAGCAGCTGATGCTCAACTACAATTGACGCATAGTGAGCAAAAAATGAAAACACAAAAATATAGAATGTATGCAGCCCTTGCTACAACCGTGACATCTGTAGTTGGTGTTGCTACTACTATTGTCGCGTATAATCTTTCTTGATATATCATCATGCACGTTTTAGTATGTGACAAAGCTAGCTAAAAAGGGAGTACGCTATGTCATTGTTTCCAAATCAGGGCCCCGATTTTAATTCTGAGAATGATCTTATCCTTAAAAGGATGGAAAAGTTTTATTCTGAAGTAGTTACACTTAATCAATCTCAGTGGGCTGAAGGTGATTTGGACTGGCGTTTTTACTCTGGTGACCAATCAGTTCTACAAGAACTCTATGGAAACCAAGCTCCCCTTCCTAAGAAGAATTTTAGCTTCAATAGGATCAGGAAGATTGTCAGTCTTATTGAGGGATATCAGCGTAAGAATAGAAAATCTACTACGGTAGTCCCTGTAGAGGGCTCAGATCAAGAAACAGCTGACCAGTTTACTAAGATGATGTTTCATTTGAACAATAAAGAAGGTATCCTCGATACGATCTCTACCTCATTTAAGGGATCTCTTATATCTGGTATGGATCTGTTGCAGGTGTACGTTGATTACCGAACAGATCCGGTATCAGGAGACATAAAAGTAGATAATAACGCATATAACTCCTTTCTTATTGATCCATTTTTTAGAAAACCTGACCTCTCTGATTGTAATACTATCTGGAAGCGCTCATATGTAACAAAGCGCGAGGCAATTTCTCTCAACCCAGAGAAGGTTGATATTATCGAAGGACTTACTGCTAATGCAACCTCTCATGGTGGCAATGATCTGAAGTTCCAATTTATGCCTGAAAGCTATGCGTATTCTCAAAAAGATTTACTTACCTATGATGAGTTCTATTATAGAGATTTCCGTAAGCAGCGTATGCTGGTAGATGCGCAAACAGGTGAATCTATAGAATGGAAATCTGAAGATGAAGATGCTCTTGCAGAGTTTTTGGCTCTTTATCCACAAATTACCGAAGTTAAGCAAGAAATACCTACTGTCCGCGTTGCAATTGTGGTACAGGGTAAAGTGGTATATGACGGTCCTAATCCAATGGGGATTGATCAATACCCGTTTGTACCGGTTTTTTCGTACTATTCTCCGGAGATTGCGTACTATCCCCTCCGCGTTCAAGGGGTGGTTAGAAACTTACGTGACGCGCAGTATCTCTACAATCGTAGAAAAGTTATCGAACTTGATATGCTGGAATCGCAAATCAACTCAGGCTACAAGTATAAAGAAAACGCCCTTGTTAACCCTGCTGATATTTTCCTTTCGGGACAAGGACGTGGTCTTGCTCTTAAGGAAGAAGCAAGTATGGCTGATGTGGAACAAATACAGCCACCACAGATACCACCTTCAATGTTCCAGTTGTCCGAAGGGCTCTCGCGTGAAATCATGGAGATATCGGGAGTAAATGAAGAATTGTTAGGTTCTGCTGATGATGATAAGGCTGGTATTCTGTCGATGCTTCGGCAGGGTGCTGGTCTTACCACATTACAGAATCTTTTTGATCAACTCGACTTCTCTCAAAAGCTTCTTGGTAAGCTCATGATCGACATCATTCAGGCAAACTACACGCCTGGCAAAATTAAGCGTATTCTTAATGAAGAACCAACCCAGGAGTTCTATAATAAGAACTTCAGTAAATATGATTGTGCTGTTGAAGAAGGCGCTAACACTTCTACTCAAAGACAACTCCAGTTCGCTCAGCTTCTCCACTTGAGAGAGACAGGTGTTCAGATACCTGAAGATGTACTTATTAATGCATCAACCGTACAGAATAAGAAAGAGATCATTGAGGCAATGGAAGCGCGTATGCAAGCACAACAACAAATGCAAGAACAGCAAGCTGCAATACAGATGGAAGAAGTTCGCGCAAGAACCAATCTCGCCAATGCACGTGCTGATGCGGATAAAGGATTGGCGGTGGAGCGCGATACTCGTTCTATATCAAACCTCGCTCTTGCTGAAGAAAGGCGAATGGAAAGTGTAAAAGACCTTGAGCAAGCCAAGGAAAATGTAGCTGATGCACAAGCTGCTCGTATGCGCACTGTGGTTGATATGGTCAAAGTTCTTAAAGAGATGGATAATCTTGATATTGATCAAATACAGAGACTTTTTGATCTTTCCCGTCAAATAAAACAGCAAGAAGAGTCTATTCCTATCGATAAAGAGACTGCGGTTTAAATTCTAAATTTGATATACTGTATCTGAGGTGAAATATGATTGGATACAAGTCAGAATATTTAGAAGTTATGTCTTTTCATGGAAGAAGCGATCACGGGGAACTGCTGTGGAATTGCTTCTGTAGGTGTAAAAATAAAGTAGTTAGAACTTCCTATGCAATTAAAAAAAAGCTTCACAAGTCATGCAAAGAATGTCGATATAAACATATTTCAAAGCATGGTCTAACAAAGCATCCACTTTATAAGATATGGAGTGGGATAAAGCAGCGATGCTATAATAAAAAAAATAAGTATTACAGCGTATACGGTTTAAAAGGTATAGCGTTAGATGAAAAATGGTCTGATCCTAAAAAATTTATCGAATGGAGTATAAATAATGGGTGGGAAAAAAGCCTCTCCATAGATAGAATTGATAGCGCTGGAGATTACACCCCGTCAAATTGCAGATTTATTTCATTAAAAGAAAATGGGGCCAGGGTTCATCAGGATAATCCAGGACAATTTAGGGGATCAAAAAATCTTAAAGCCATTCTTAGTGAATCTGAAGTGAAAAAAATTAAAATGAGACTTAATAATCAAGAAAAACAGCGAGATATAGCACTATTTTACGGATTATCCCCTACTACAGTTCATGATATTAAGAGTGGTAAAACATGGAAACATGTCATTGTCTCAGAGTAATTCTAGTGCTATGATCCTCTCGTTAGATAGAGGTGCTATTTAACCTTACAGGGGATCCTGTGGTTTCTAACTTATTTTAAAGGAGCCTAGTATGGCTAAGAAAAAATACTACAACGGCAAAGATTCAGCTCAATCTGGCGATATGCTTCCTATGTACTCTAAAGACATGTCTGCAATGCCGCAGCAAGTAATCATGCGCGAGTACAAAAAAGAAGATTATATCGATCGTCCTGAGTATCCAGATACATACAACGAAAAGAATGCACAAGAAAACAAAATGGTTGCTAAGGCGAAGAGCCAACTGTTTAGAGGAATCTAATGTGTCTTATGCCACGTCCTAAAAAGGGTCGAAAAATAGCTTGGGCTATTCTTGGAACTCCTCCTAATATGCAAAAGCGTAAAAGGAACCAGATGGACAAACGCATAATCATTGAGAATATTTACTAAATATTCCCTATGGGTGCTGAGATTCTTCTACCTATAGTAATACCAGTGCCCATAGGATGATCACAGGAGTGTAGTATGGCATGCAAGAAAAAGGGAAAAACCCGTGGTAAAAAAAAGTAAGCCAAAACCTAAAAAGGTTACGGTAGCCAAGGGAAAGAAGATTACTCGAGCTAAGGAGAAAAAGCTTGAGAAGAAACCGGGTGGGAGTAATACCGGGGACTATAAAACAGTGGCTAAAAAAGATTTTGCTGGTCGCGCTGGCAATACTTCACCTTATAGTTTTCCCATTAATAGCCTATCTCGAGCCCGTTCAGCTCTTAAGCTGGCGCATAATGCACCGAATCCTGAAGGAATACGTAAAAAAGTGTATGCTAAATATCCTGAGTTGAAGCCTAAAAAATAACTACGTAGTAAGGGGGGAACGCTTTGCTGAGCCAATCCCCCCTGAAAAGTCTCATACGCTTCATTACATATCCTTAGTGCCGGGAGATCACTCACTCTCCCGGCACATTTATATGGCAGCAAAAAGGGGAGCTTTCGCTCCCCTTATATCTAGGATGATTACCTTATTTTCTTAGGTAATAATTATATAAAGAGTAAACCGTCAGTATTACTATGGTGTACACC